TTTTATCCTCAGGATCTAAATAGTTATTGAAATTAATGTTCTGAATGGATCCTTCGTTAAAGATGATTTCATTTTTCAAGTCTTCAGACCAAATACCAATCTTTTCAAAGTCGTTGATTAGATATTTGTTAACGATCATAATCTCACCACCAACAACTCGCCTGTTAAAGATAGCTGAATGTGCTGGTTCAGTCATTTCGTAAGAACCTGTAATTTTAGCTGAAGATGCTACTGGCATTTGAGCTGTGAATAATGAATTACAAACACCATACTCAGATACACTTTTCTTTAGTTTGTCCCAATCCCACATTCCTGATAGGTTTGATCTATCAATACCCCACATATCAAATTGGAATATTCCTTGTGACATCGGTGATCCTTTAAAGAATGCATATGGTTCGTATTTACCATTCATACATAACTGATTACTTTCGTAGATTGCCGCGTAATAGATTGTTTCGAAAATATCCTTATTTAATTTTTTAGCCTCATCTGATGTGAAAATATAATCCATTAAATAAAATACGTCCGCTAATCCTTGAGTTCCGATGGCAATTGCTCTTTGTTCTAATCCACCCTTTCTACCTTTTTCAGTGGAGTAGTTGTTAATATCGATAACCTTATTTAAAGATCGTACAACTTTTCTAACTTCAGTGAATAACAACTCAAAATCAAATTTACCTGACTTAATAAAGTTTTTCAAAACCATAGAGGATAATGTACAAATAGCGGTAGTCTCCTCGTCAGTATATTGATAAATCTCATTACAAAGGTTTGATTGTTTAATCACACCGATGTTTTGGTGATTGGTTTTCTTATTTGCGTTGTCTTTAGAACAAAGGTAAGGAATACCGGTTTCTACTTGTGATTCAATCACTTTAGTCCAAATATCCTGAGCTTTAACTTTCTTACCAAGACCCATTTGAACCGCTTGGTTATAAACACTTTCGTATTCATCCCCATAACATTCTTGTAACGCTTTCAATCCAGCCTTTTTAATATCGTTAGGACAGAATAGGTACCAGTCACCATTGTTTTTAACCGCTCTCATGAAGTTATCAGGTAACCATAGTGATGTAAATAAATCACGAGCTCTTAGTTCTTCAGCACCTGTATTCTTTTTAATATCTAACAAATCAAAGATATCTTTATGCCAAGGTTCAATATAAATCGCCGCAGACCCTGGTCTTCTACCTTGTTGATTAAAGAATCTTAATGATTCATTAACAATTTTAAGGTATTTTAAAAGTCCACCGGCGTATCCACCTGAACTTGAGATTCTACTTTCTTTACTACGAATATTTGACATTGATAAACCAATACCTGCAGCGTCAGAAGAGAATGTTGAAATGTCGGTTAACGTATCCAATAGACCTTTTCGTGAATCAGCATCGTTATAGTGTAATACACAAGATGCTAATTGAGGTGATTTAGTACCTGAGTTGATCATTATCGGAGTCGCTTTAGAAATCAACTGATTTGAAAGTGATTGATAATATTCCAACGCGTCTGTTACGTTATTAGTCACCCACAACGCAACTCTCATGTACATATGTTGTGGTCGTTCAATTACCTTACCATTTGGTTTTTTCAACAAATACATTTCTTGTAAAGATCTCCAAGCGAAATAATCGAAATTATAATCATTCTCGTGATTGATCGCCGCGTCAATTGTATCTTCACCATATTCTTTAATAGTCTCAATTAACTTTTCGTTAACAACTCCATCTTCATAAAGTTCCATCATGGTTTGTGAGAAACTGTCATTTGTTTCTTTATGGTATGATGAAATCGCAACTGATGATGCCAAACGTGAGTAGTCGTGGTGACTTCCAGTATAGGATGCTGCAATCTCGTAAACTAACTTATCTAATTCTTTAGTGGTAACCTCACCTTCAGTTGGTACTGAAGTAATTACCTTAATGAAAATTTCATCAGAATTAACATTAAGTCCTTTCGCCGCTCGTTTTACTCTGTTGTAAATTTTTTGGGGGTTAAAAGGTACTACATCCCCTCCTCTTTTGTTTATTTTTAATGACATATTATAAATTTTAAAAATCGTCCGTAAATGTTATAGTCTCATTCAATTTAGCCTTCTGATACTCCATTGTTCTTGATTCAAAGAAGTTACCTTTAGTTTCAACCGCAATTTGTTCCATAAACTTAAATGGTTGTTCTACGTTAAATTCTTTACTACATCCCATTTTAACCAACAATCCATCAACAACAAATTCTAAGTATTGTTTCATTAGGTTTGAGTTCATACCGATTAAAGAAACCGGAAGTGACTCTGTAATGAATTCTTTTTCGATTTCAAGAGCCGATAATAGAATTTCTTTAATTCGTTTTTCAGATGGTTTTTCTTCTAAGTGATTGTTTAATAAGTGAATTGCAAAATCACAGTGTAGGTTCTCATCTTTAAAGATTAGTGAGTTAGCATTACATAATCCTTGCATGATCCCTCTTGATTTCAACCAAAAGATTGAACAGAATGATCCTGAGAAAAAGATTCCTTCAACCGCGGCAAATGCAACTAATCTTTCTGCAAATGATGCGTTCTCAATCCATTCTAAAGCCCACTTAGCTTTCTTTTGAACTGCCGGAAGTCTATCGATTGCATTGAAACATTCGTCTTTTTCTTTCGGGTTATTAATGTATGTATCGATTAATAGTGAGTACATCAATGAGTGGATGTTCTCCATCGCCAACTGAAACCCGTAGAAGAATTTTGCCTCAGGGTATTGTACTTCACGATAAAAGTTTTCCGCCAAGTTCTCGTTCACAATACCGTCAGACGCTGCGAAGAATGATAATACATTCTTAACGAAATATTTTTCATTGTCTGTTAACGTTTCCCAGTCTCGGATATCATTAGTTAAATCTACCTCTTCTGCTGTCCAAAACGCCGCTTGGTGTTGTTTATAATATTCCCAAATATCATTGTGTTCGATTGGGAATATCACGAACCTACCAGGATTTTCAACTAGTATTTTTTCCATGTTTATTTAATTTAATTATTTTTAGTTTGTTTCTTTTTGTTTTCTCTTTTCGAGAAGTTCCCTAACTCTTTGTCTTTGTCTCTCTTCTTTTTGTTCTTCGAGACCAAGGAATGTCATTGAGCTTTCAGTATCAATTTCAATCATTGCATTGTCGAACTTACAATTCTCAAATACCACCCCATCATCACCGATACGTGATTTTGTAATTGCTATGGTCGCCAACTTCATTTCTTTTTGTTGTAATGTCTTAGCCACCGATATAATTACGTGTCCAACTTGAGCCTTTTTAATTGATCCACCCATTTGATCTGTCGTCACCACTTCTGAAGATATCGATGAACGGTTACCTTGTGTTGCTGTCCATCCAACAATATTCATTTCGTGACACATAGCTTCGAACGCTCTCATAACAGACCCTTCACTCTTCCATTCGTCACCTAAATTCTTGTCAGGTACAATACAGTCAATATAATCCAAAACAATCATATCGATTTTAATCCCATCAGAAACCATTTTTCTAATTTGGTTTTTGATTTGTAACATCGTCATAGTATCTGACGGGAGTTTTTTCAATATTAGTTTATTCGGCATCGACTCTTCAATCTCCTTAACTTTATTCATAACCTCATCCTTTTTTTCTGACAAATCGTCAGGGTGGATTTTAGTCCATAGTGTAAAGTGTTTCCTTTGGATTACCTTAGGGTTGTCCTCAAAAAAGATTTGTAGAACGTTAAACCCTAAGTTAAATGCGTGGTTCGCCATCTTTGTTAGGACTGTTGACTTACCGACACCTGTAGGTGCTAAGATAACGCCAATTTCTCCTTTTGCCAAACCTCCTTTTAATAATCTGTCAATTCCAGGAATCCCCATTGGGATTGGGTGTCTGTAATCGTCTTCAAGAACTTGGTCAAGGTTTGAGAATACATTCAACATTGATGTATCTTTTGCTCCAACCTGAAGGGCTGTCTTCACCATCTCTTCAAGGGTATCGTAGTTTTCAAACTCACCCCCGTCAATGATCTTTTGTGCCTTTCCCATTACCTTTTGAAGTTCTTGTTGTTTACAGAACTTAAGAGCCTTTTCTTGTACAAAACCTACTCCGTCGATAGGTGCATCCTTAATTTTCTTAATTGTATCTAAAACAATTTTAGATGCCACCGCCTGTTGTAATTCAGATTTTGTGATTTGTTCAAGTGTCTCAAATGATGGTGTGTGATCATATTTTAGATAATACTCTTTCACCATTTGTATGATTATTTTGAAGTACTTGTTTTCAAAATAATTGTTCTCGATTACGTCGAGAATTGAGTGAGAAAAGTCTTTATCTACAATAATTTGATTTAATAATTGTAATTGAAATGTGTTCCCTAAATACTCAAAATTTTTACTAGTCGCCATATATTTTTTCCTTTGTTAGTAAAGATAAATACTACTAGTTTTTGATAAATTGCGGGTAAAAATAATTAAATTTTTTGCCTGAAAAAATGTCAGTCAACTCAGACATGATAGATTTTAACTTCGGGCGTAGGTCTACGGTGTATCTTACCTTCGGCGGGTATGGTTTTGCGTCAAACTGTCTATGACAAATTGTCATATCACCAACCTTAATAATTAGATTAAAATTCTCAGGGCCATCAGTAATTGATGTGTTTAGAAGTTCTGGATTCTCTAAAATTTCATATTGGTTATCCAACATATAAACCACAGAACGCATCTTTAAATCATATCTTAACTCGTGACATAAACTGTCAATATGATTATAGAATTCTTCAGATTTGTGTGAGTTTTTATTAAACCCTCTAACATTGAAGAATCGTTGAACAACGATGTTATCGTTACACATTAACAAAAATTCTACTTTTGTAATATCCTGTTCTTTCATTTGCTTGTTTTTTAATTTTTTTTGTTTCTAAATTTTTGTTTTTCTTTTCTTGTCAATTTGAGAAATGGTTTTAAAAAGTTAACCCAAGCGTCGTCACCCTTTGGTAGATATTTAAAAAACCCATCCTCCATCATCATTCGAATTAGATTTCTATGTCCTCTTCCGTCGGGATCCATCGACTCAGAGTAATACAAAGATACCAATTCTTTGTCTTCTTCACTTAATAGTGGTTCGTCTAAATCAACTAACTTTTGGTTTATAACAAAAAATTCGTCACCAAAAATACCTTCTTTAGTTTTCCCACTTAACAGATTCTGAAGAGCAACGTTTCCCTTCTCCTCCTTAAGTAAATTAGTACTTCTACTCAAAATATAGGGTAATTGTACTAATTCTTCAAGTAGCTCAGGAAATAATTTAACCAAAGTTTTCTCACCAAGATAGAAGATCCCGTCAATATTATCGGAACTATCCCCTGTGAGTATCTTTACTAGTTTAACATTATAATGTGGGAACTCAATATCATTAATTTTAATTTTATCCCCAACCTTATAATATTGTTTTGTCGATGGTGAATAGATAGAAACATTTTCACCAATAAGTTGAGTTAAATCTCGATCACTTGAGAATATCGTTTTTTCCTCGTCTAAAGAGATTTTACAATATTGAGCAATTAAGTCATCAGCTTCAGCGTGTTCTGTTTCCAGTTGTCTTACAAACATCTCTTCAAGGTATTGTTTTACCCTTTGTTTTTGTTCGGCAAACGATTCCTCTTTTGATTCGGAATCTGATGATTTACGATTTAGCTTGTATTTTGGATAAATGATTCTTCTTTGTAGTGAAGATGTTTTAGAATCCCAAAAAACAACAACTTTATTATAGTTGTGTTCTTCTAAGAATTTACGAAGAGTATTTAGAAAGTGCCAAACTCCTCCGACATGTTTCCCATTGTGATAGAAATCTCTAACACCATGAAATCCAATTTTCAATAAATTATTTCCGTCTACTAATAATGTTTTGGTCACTTCCTAAATCTTAAATG